GGGATGAGCTCCCAGTTGGCACCTGGAAAGACAGGTGACACGGTGAAAGAACCGGTTGATCGGGTTACGGCCCCCGAGCAGCAACTGGCGGACAAGATACCTGCAGACTCTTGTTGCGCTTGTCGTAGGCTTAGGTGGAAAGCCTTGGTATCTGTCAAGCTTCTTCGCATTGATTTTAAGGTACTGAAAAGGGATGTGTTCCCTCTACCTCCGGTGATCATCTGCGGTCAGCTTCGTGCTGCTGTAGAGGGTGCATTCAGGACGTTTGCACCGTTCCCTCCGTTATGGGACTTGTCCCTATCGACTGTTGCGAAGCAGGAGATGCCTTGCGAGTACTGCGCGGCACAGTCGACTAAGATCACGGAGTGGTTGGTGGCACGTCGTGCACCCGTCACCGTCCCATCTAACCACCTTCTCTCGCGGCTTTGTGCGGCCGCCCGCGTGAGGGTACCCAGGGGCTGGGACCAGGGTGGCGCGGGTTTTATCCCGAATGGCCACGCTACCCTGTACCATGCTCGGCGTGAGGGGGGGAATTGGCTGTCGGAGCCCTTTTCCCCGGAGTGTGAGGTAACGGAGATTGTATCTTCGGGTAAGGTGCGTATTGTCACGCTGTACAGTTCTGAGAACACTGCACGCCTTACTCCTCTTCACTCTAGTCTCTACCGAGCCCTGGGTGGATGGAAGTGGCTTCTTGTGGGTAGCCCTACCCATGAGCAAGTCCAAGCTCTCAACGGCACCGGCCCTTATATATCGGTCGACTACCGATCCGCCACCGACAACGTGAAGTTGCTGGTGGTCCGGGCACGGTTGGGAGTTCTTAAGGACAAAGGAGAGATCGACGACTTGGAGCGTGCCGCAATGGACGTTCTCGGGGACCTCAAGGTCAGAGGTTCCGCAGATCTCGTCAACCACACAGGGCAGCCCATGGGAAGCGTACTCAGCTTCCCACTGCTATGCTTGCTTAACGCTTGTGTAGTGGACTTGGCGCTGCGCCTTGAAGTCGAAAAGGGAAATATCACAGAGGAGGAATACTCTGTGCATCGCTTTCTTGTGAACGGCGATGACCTTCTTGTGAGGGAACCGAACCAGTCGAGTTCCCTTTACCTTAGCATTCTTGAGATCGGCTCGGAGTTCGGCCTAATCTTGAATGAGTCGAAGACTAAGGTATCCTACCGGTACGCAACGATCAACAGCCAGTTGTTCGAAACGTACATCGGGGAACAGGGGGGGGGCCGCGTGGTGTGTGTGCGCCACGTGGTCAAAACGAACGTTGGAGCTGCCTTTATGGATGGCGCAGTGACCGACTCTGTGGGGTATGGATTAGAGTCCACCAGGACTCCCGCTGGGTTCCGCTTCGTCATGAAGCGCGCGCGGCGGATCTTGCTCCATCAGGAGAGGAAACTGATGGGGACGGAGGTCCCCATCTGGGTGATTCAGCTGCTCCGAAAGGAGTACTCAGCTGAGCTCAGAGCTGTCCCTTCAGGAAGGGCCAAGCTCCCGAACCCGTTTCCGGTTGCCGAGAGGCCGCTAGGCTATGACCTAACGCGGAATGAAGAGCGGGCGGTGGTGGACAGAAGGGTGGCTCATCTTCGAGCACAGGGCTACAGGGCCCCGCGAAGCGACAGGACTCGTCTTGTTACTGTGTCTTCACAGTCTTTGGCAGATGCGCTCTTTCCACAATCAAAACCCATGCTGGAGGATCCGATCCTCGCTTGCCTTGTACGGGCATGGGTACTGAAGAAGAAAAACGAACTGGTGCAAGCAGATGGCGGTCCTGTCTTCGGGATCGTCGACGCCGATTTCGCCTCCCGTGCTGTCCTTGCGGACGGCTCCGAGGAGGGGCTGGCATTCACTCTTGTGAGGGCCATGCGGCGTTTCGGACTCAGCAGAAGACTGGCGGGGTGCGAAACAAAATTCCAGGATATGGATGAAATATCAGAAAAAGGAGAAAACAACGGTGACGACTCAGCACCTTCAAGTGACCGGAAAGGCGACTTTCTGGGCGACTGGGTTGGTC